GCATAACGCTTATTCGGGCTAAGCGGGACCATATTGCGGGAGGCATGCGGCCGCCAGAAGATGTACTTCGTGTTAAGGAAGAACGCCTGATTGGAGGGGCAGAAGCCGCCGATGCCACCGTCCAGAACAACGTCAGCATCCATGTACTTCACACTCGGGAAGCCCAGCTTAGCCTCATCAGTAGACGTGATACGCTGGATGGCCTGGAGGGACTGCATGTAGATGGCCCACGTGAGGGAATCAACCACAATCAGGTCCGGACGATCCATGCCACGGACCTGCTTAGCCCACTGAGCATTCCAGGAGGCCTGGATAGTCGCGGCCGTGATGCCAGTCGTATCCGTGAACTGGTTGCGCCAGAACGGCCACGCCGCGCGATCAATACCACCGTAGATACCGGTGTTTGGATTCAGTGGAACGGCGGCGCCGAGGCCAACAACCTCTTTACCACCAGAGCCAGTGCCGTCAGAGTAGATGCCGCCAGCCAGAAGGTTGGCCATTGAGGACTCAGCCACGTCCATACGCCCGTCAAGAAGATCGATGATCTTCTCTTTGCCTGCGTTCTGGAGCATCTCCAGACCAGACATAACGACCGGACAGGCTGCCTGCTTGATCGCGTATTGTGCTGCGGACAAGACGTCCTGCGCAGCGACCGGTAGCAGATCGTAACCGCTGTAGTATCCAGCGTTACCGTTCTCAGCGAAGCTGAGTTCTTCAAAAATTACCGTACCGCCGTCAAACGTACGAACGTTACCGCGCTTGTTGAGGCGAGACAGAAGCGCGTTGTTTTTCGTGACGTTGTCAGCGATCTCGCCACTACGATTTTCAATCGTAGTTGCGACCAGATCGGTCACATTGGGAAAAGCCATGGAAAATTTCTCCGAAGTGGAATGAATACTGCCTAAACAGCTTCCGTCTTGGGAGGTATCTTCCGACTCAACGTGGTTGAGGAGTCAGGATGGGATCGCTCTAGCCTTCAGCTCACGGGGGCGAATCCTAGCACCCCCGTTTGCCGAATAGCAAGTGATTTTTACGATTCTGCGTTATCCCACGCTTCTCGTAACTGCTCTCTACGAGTCTTCGGTCCCTCTCCACGATTTCCGGCTGCTTTGCCTGATGGACCCCCTGAAATGGAGGAAGCAGCACGTCTAGCTCTGGAAATATTCTTCCCACCAGACTTGAGTTCTTCTGCCTTTCTACGATTAGTCATGATCGTAGAGATCTCTGGGCTGAGCTGAATGGCCTTCTCATACGCCTGCTGAATAGTCATAGAACGACCACGATTCGCAGAGATCTCCATAATATCAGCGATGTCATCCCTGAGATCATCAAAAAACGGCTGAGACTCCATGGCGGTGATTTTTTCATCCGCCTCCATCTGAACTCTCTGTTGTTGCGCCGTCATGGTCTCTTGAATCTGTTGCTGCATCGCAAACAGAGGCTGAGCCCATGCTGGGGGAGCTTCTGTCCTCTGCCCGTTACCGCCCTTGATACGTCCGGCATTAACGTCCCAATTATGCTCCAGGTACTTATCTAGAGCTAGAACGTCCACCCCGTAATTCTGCATGATCTCTGCGACAATCGCGGCCTTCTGCTGGGGATTTCCCTGCATGAGACCCGCGGCCGTAGACATGAGATTCTTAACCGCCGCAATAGGCGTTGAATTCTGAGCGCGAATCAAATGCGCAAAAGGCTGGATTGTCTGTGCAAACTCCTGCGCAAACTGGCGAACTCCTGCAGTCTGAGATAGAGTCTGGCGAATGTGTAGCTCTCGGCGATTAATTTCAGCGCGCACGTCTGGCGGAAGCTTCGCCCAATGCTCTCGGGCTCCAGCCTTCCACGCCATTGGGGCCTTATCCGCTATCTGTTCAGCAGGTCGTCCAGGCTCCCCTTTTCCGTCTACTGTGGCTGCGGCTTGCTCTTCCTTAATCTGCGTCGCATCTTTCGCAGGCTTCTTTGGCTCTTTTTCAGTCTTCTTTTCTTTGGCAAGAGTAGAATCGTCTTCTCCTCCTTCCAGGTCCACCCCGTCGTTTGGAGAACTGGTCCCGTCAGTGGTATCGTCCACAGGTCGTACGGGATCTGTCTTGCCTCTTCCAAGACTGTCATCGTCCACCGTTGCGACGTCATCGTCCTTCTCCTCGATCTTGTCCCAAGCAGCTTCTAGAAGCTCTCGGCGCGTCTGCTCAGCCATCTTATTTTCTCCGTCCAATGTTTTCGATCATTTGTCTGTATTCGCCGTAGGTGCGAAACTCTTTATAGTTACGAGCCAACTCTTGTCGTCTTCGCTCAGAATCGTGTCCAGCTCCAGGAGTCCGAAGCTTAGCCCTCTCAGCCTCAGCTTTGGCCCAAGTTTCTTTGTAGTCGGCTGGATTGGTGACTCCATGCTCCTTACAATAGCGATTATACGCTACTCGCCCGCTGATAACTGTCCCATCTATCATTTGGAACGGTTCAAGATCTGGCATCACCATTGGACTTGTCGGGCTTGAGCTTTGCTCGTTGACGATCTCGTTCAAGCTCTGCGTTTCCTGATTCCATCTGTATCTGCGCCGCATGCTCACTTACCTCCATATCCTTTTCTTTCTCTGCTGTATTGAAGGCGAACTGCGCCGCCTGCTCTTGTTCTGTAGCCTGAGCCTCGAGCTGGGCCTTTTGTACGTCAATGCCGAGTTCAGCCTTGAGCTTCTCAAGTTCAAGTTGGAACTTCTGTTGCATGAACGAAATTTCCATCTGCATCTTCTGCTGTGCCAATTGGAACTCAAGCATCTTGAGTTGCTGCTCAGACTGATGCTTTTCTCGCTCCATCTGCATCTTGGCCTGCATCTCTTGCTGCTGCATCTGCATCTCGGCCTGCATCTTCTGCATCTCAACCTTAGCCTTTTCAGCCTCGGGGTTGGGCTTCTGCTGAGGCGGCTGCTTCTCCATCGCACCAATGGCCTGATCAAGAATTCCTTCAATTTCAGAGCTACCGCGAAATCCAGCCATCGCCCATTTGAGCATTTTCATCAACACGGGCATCGCCTCCGGCTTCTGCTCAATTAAGGGAGCCGCAGACTGTAGATACTGCGCCAACCCCATCATGAACTCTACGCGGTCGGCTTTTAGCTGAGCATAGTCAGCAATAGCCAGAGTCTCAGGCCGTACAGTGATTTTCCATCGTGATTTGGACGGGTCCTTAATGAGCTTGACGGCTGCGTCCACCAGCTCAGCATTTTGTCCGTCTGGTGTGGACAGAATGTTAGATTGCTGGATAATGCAGTGGGGCTGATAATGCTTAGCGATAATCTCTGCTTTGAGCGCCTGCGTATCGCTGACCCACCGCGCAAACTCGTTCTGAAGAGCCTCGATGCGAATGGAACCATAATTCGCCTGAATTTTTCGCTCTGTGGCCGAAACAGGAGTTCCTTCCGTCTGCGCCGCACCGCGCATGACGTCATTCATTCCCGTGACTTGATAAAGCTGCTGAATCTTGTCGTTTTGCTTCTGAGTAAGGGTAGAAATCGTGTTTACGACGTCTTCCAACGGAACCCAGTCTACGACTCCGCTCAGACCTCCCTTTTCAGAGAATTGCGCCCAATTCTTAACGGGAATAAGCTGATTTTCAACCCCCTCGTTGAAAATTCGCTGAATTCCCTCATTTGAGGAGTCGTACACGCCCACACACTTACATGCCTGTGTAAGCATGGAAATGCGGGACTCAAGTTCGTCAATTTCTCGGTACAGGTCACGCGCAAGGTCGTAATCTGCCTTGGGAAGATACTTAGATGTCGTAACATTAGTCAGTAGCGGTGGCGGGTCTGGCCAGAAGCCTTCCAACTCAAGGAAGTCCTCTTTCTCTTCCAAAAGCTGGCCGTAGCCCTCTGTCCACCAGTAAATCTTTAGGGCATCTTTGTCCCAGATCTCCCAAACCTCCGCCTCTGCGTTCTCTGGTATGTTTTCTACCTCAACCTTACTCCTCCCCAGCGCGCCCTTGGAAGAAAAGTTAATTTTAGTGAGGTCTACCTTGGGGAAGCGAGCTTTTAGCTTGGCCTTAGACAAGTATGACCGATACGCCTTCCAGCGAAGTTCTGGATACGTCCGACAAGGGGACCAAAGCTGGTCTTTCCAATGAGTATAGACAATATCTGTCCACTCATCGGTTACCTCATCACCCTCTCCCTCTGAATACTGATATTGTAGCCTCGCGTTTCCAAGCCCTGGGAGGAGACGGTCCTGAAGACAACTTCTGTAGACAGAGGATATGTCTTCTCCGGCAGTCTCAATGTCAGTGTTGAGAATTCTGTTGAGCATGAGTCCAGCAACGCGAGCAACGTCGTCATCTGCGTCTGCAAATCGTCTATCAACTTCAACTTTTGGAATTCGTCCATACAGCATACTCTGTAGAGTTACAATATTCGCGTGAAATAAGTTCAAACGCGAAACAAATGCGTCCGAAAGGTCGTCTGACTCTGTATTATCGTCAAGAAAAGCCTTGCTGACCTTATCGCCGCGAGTGTGAAATTTCTTAAACCATTTCTTGGCGTCAGAAAGCTCTTTCTGCCAACGATTGTAAGCGTCCTTCGACGTTTCTTTTCGTTCTTCAACAACTTCGTCAGTCATGCTCGTCTCCGGATCATCCGCAAGCGTTGCTCACGGGCTTGAAAGAGTTCTTCTAGTACCATCTGTGGGGTCGCAACTACGATTTTCTTGTCTTCTCCGCTATCTACGCCGAGCCTTTGCGCAACAAGTGAGAGGTAGCGGAATGCGTCTGCTCCATGAGACGACCAATCGTGTTGTGGGGCATCGGTGAAAGACTTTTTCTCGTCGTTAAAGGCTCTTTTGTAAGCTCGCAAAGCCTCAACGCCATACTCTGTCTTAGTTGAGAAGTAGCAGTCAGGTAAAATCTTGCGCGCCGCGTCGATTCCATGTTGAATATCTAGGTTCGGAGCGATACGTACAGGAAATCCTTCACCCAAGAACTGCTCAACCGTGGATCTGCCAGTTTGAAGGGACTTGGCCTTGGCGTCATGCGGAAGCCATACCGTAGAATAGGTGTAAGCGCGACCCCAAAGCTCACCAAAGTAGTAAGACAGGGGCTGGCTGTCCGCCTCAAGGTAGTCAATGATCGCAATACCGCCCGGTCGCTTCTGCCAAAACCACGCCGCCGTAGAGTCTGTATAGCCGAGGTCAAACACCACCTCAACAGGCTGGTCCGGATCGTAGTCAATGTCGGCATAGATGTGACCATTCTGCTCAAGTTTTGCGAGAATCTTCGCATAATAGCTGCCCTTTACGACGGCATTCGGGTCGCACTCAAATTCTTGTGCGTACTCCTCATCATCCATCTCCGCCCGTTGAATGGCGAGATCTTCTGCTGAAAGAATCCCTGATTTGGACGCTTTGAGAAGAAGATTAAACCAGTTCTTCTTATAGTACTCTGGGTCCTCCCCGGGCTTTAGGTCTAACCCTTGGCTGCGACGGAATATGTTGTAGAAATGATTCTTTCCCTTAAAAGTTCCAATGAAAACAGCCCAGCCCCGGCGGTCGGCCAAGGTGGGTAGGACGACTTTACCCCACGCTCCGGGGGCCATATCCCCATACTCGTCCAATACGACGCCGTCAAAGTATTGACCGCGGATAGCGTCTGGGTTGTCCGCTCCATAGATACCGATCTCAGCTTTGTTGTGCCGCAGAATTACGGAAAGGTCAGACTCAGACGGCTTCTTAAGCTCAATCCCTTGTGTGTACTCTTTTAAGTACTCCCATGCAATTTTCTTACCCTGCTTGAGCAGAGGAGCAAGATAAGCGTAGCGAGGGCGCTTCTTCTTAGAGTAAATGGCACGGTTTACGATCTCGTTAATGGACGCAACGGTCTTGCCTGCACGACGGTGAGCCACCATGCAGGCAAAACGCGTAGAGCGGTTGTGGAATGCCTGAAATGCTAGCCGAGGTTTGTACGAGATGCGAACGGCATTATCTGGCATTCCCTCCACTGACTATTCTTCCTCAGTCTCGTCGGTTTCGTCAGTGGTCTCTGGTAGCTGATCGAGTTCCTTCTGATCTCGGTTCTGTGCATCCGGCGCACGGGCCGACTCTGGGGTGACGTTCTTCTCAAGAATCTCTGCATCCTTGTAATGCTGGAGGTCTTGGTCCTCAATGTAGCAGGTCGTTCCATTGTTCGTCTTAATCTTTAGCATCTCTCTTCTCCGGGGTTACATCAATTGGCTCATCATCTAGTGGTGAGGGGGGAAGCGCGGGGTGGATGCTGATCTGCATCTTACCCTGGAAGTCTAACAGGGAGGCTTGGGGGATAGTCTTGCCCATGAGCTTGTAAAACTCCGTAGGATTAGAGTCCGCCCACATGGCGAAACGTGTAACTCCGCCAATGGCCTCGAACGCCTCTGCCATGGCGGAAAGAAATCTTTCTCTCTCAAATTTTTTACGGGGAGCTTTGAGGACCGCATTGGCCTTGGTCGCGTGCTCAGATAGGACAGAGGCCATCTGCTCCGAATAGAACTCAGAATCGAAGATAGGTTCTTTCGGAAGGAAGTCCATCTAACCCTTCACATGATTGTGAAGGGCTGGAGGATAGCACAATCGCCGGTGCTCACGCAAGGGTCACACCTTATACTACATGGCGTGCGCGCAGGCAGGGGCGCACGCATGTGAAGGAATACGTATGAAAAAGTGGATGCTGGTGACGATATTTCTTAGTGATGGGAGTTCAGGGAACGCTCATGTGGTTGACTGGTTCGATAGCGAGGCAGAGTGCTGGAGCATGAGGAGGGAAATATCAATACGGCTGATAGAGTTCGATCATCTCAGCCTGTGCCGTCCAAGAGATCTTGTGACGGGGAAGAGAAGTGTTAGTGTGCGGAGGTGAAATTAATATGTGCGGATGTATCAGGCAGTCGGGGCCGCTCAACATCGGCGACACCCTGTTGGAACCAACCACAGATGATGAGGTTGGCGAGAGACTCGATGTTACTGGAACGGTGGAGTGTGACTCCAGCGGGAGGTTCTATCTTCGCGTGGTCTTGCCCCTCGGTATGTCCCATAGTGAAGAAAGTACAGTCTCAGTACCGCGGGGACTGTATCGTATGAGAGCTGACACTAACTGGCCGGGAGCGCCGTTGGTAGGACTGGTGCGTGATGTCTATGAATGAAGAACTAATGAGGTTGCTGAAGGAGTATGAACTTCAGCTAAACAAGAGTGTGAAAAAGCTAGGGGATGGCGTTGGGCATGAACTAGACTATGCTCTCGTTCTGATCCAGAGGGACCCACCTGCGGAGGATAACGTGGCGTTCTTCTCTGTCCTCAGTAACGTGGTGCCCGTGGACCGATGTAGGCACTTGTTAGAGATGGCTAGCAAGCAGATGCTCATAGAGCCAACCCTGTACATTGAGACTGTGGAGGGAGAGGGAGAAGTACACTGAGAGAAAGAGTTGCGGCGGTGTTTGTCTACTGGTCTAGTGCCGTGAGTGTCTCTATCCTCTTGGCGGCGGGACACTATTGGACGGCAGTATTCGTAATGTCGGCAAATTTCTTTGTCCAGTGGGACTACTGGAAGTCGAAAGGGGAGGAAGAGGATGACTAGGTTCGGGTTGATGCTGAAGCTATACTTGGCAGCTACGGGGGAAAGACAAGAGGATGTCGCAAATAGAATTGGTCTGAGCGTGAGTATGATTAGCTTGATTATGGCGGGAAATAGGCATCCTAGGGTCGGTGTACAAACGCTACTTGGACAATGGATGATGGAGGAAGTAAAGATTACAGTCAGTCCCGAAAATCCTAAGTTTAAGGGGTGATCGTAATTCTCAAGGTCCTAATCATGAATGTCATAATCATGAATCAGAGAGAAAAATTCACTCGGAGGTGGTGTCATAATCTTTATCATAATCATGAATCATAGAAAAATTCATTCGGAGGTGGAGTGATTGTTCTCGTTAGTTTGTTTTTAAGACCATCCCGGGGGGCCTTTTTCGGATTGATTATGTTAAGTCGTCCTCGCGACTCCTTATGTTAAGCGACGACACATTATGTTATCCCATATTATGTTAAACTATCGGGCAACAAAAAGGGGTAGGCTGCCAAGCCTACCCCTTGATGTGTGTTACTTACCAGCCGAGGGCTTGGTAGGCATAGCCACCGTAGCGTACCCATGGCGCACAAACCAGCTAAGCCAGCCTGTGGGTGCCTCGGGGCGGCCGCTAGCCGGCACAGTAGGCGGCTTGGCGGCACAGGCTGCCAAGTAGTTGTTAGCAGGCTGCCCGTTGTGCGCCTGCAGCACAGCAAACCATGCAGCACGGGCACCCCTAAAGGTAGCCTTGGTTGCCGCAGGTGTAAGGCTGATAATGCCCGGTACAGGGCGGTACTGTGGGCCAGCGTTAACCGCCGTGGTGGGGTTGGTGTTTACAGTGGCCATGGTGGCCGGGGCTTTAGTTGCAGTTGCCATGTTTGCGTTACCTACCAAGTATGCCAGCGGTAGTGCCAGCCAACACAGGCTACCACACTGTACGTCCCAAGTTGCAACTATTTTGTCGGGGCAGGGGGGCTTGTATTTCTGGTGGCGCTGTGGTAGGGGCTTGCATGTCCCACCACAGTATGTTAAAGGGCTATTATGTATATACAATGCACTTGCCATAACACAGTCTGTTACATAATGCAATCTCTCTTCGCGACTCGCAATTATCAATCCCGAGTCTCCAATCGTGACACTGGATGAGCGATGAACGAGTCCAGATTGCTGAATTTGGACGGATGGAAGAGGAAAAGAGTCGTTCATCATCCCCATCGGAGTGGCTAAGCTGTGGTTCTAGTAACTATTGTCTTAACTAACCCTGTTTGCGTAAGTGCCTGAATCGCAAGCATACACGGCAGTGTCTTAACTGTCTTAACTGTCTTAACGCATGTTTTTGGCTTCACCATATTTTTATTTACTATCGCACATTTATACAATATACACAGTATTTCAGTTAAGAATAGGATAAGCTATTGTTTTATATGGGGATTTGGTACAATACTTTCAGCAAACATGCGTTAAGATCGGTTAAGACTATGCAGTTTACCTCTTCCTTCCAGAAGCAGACCACTTATCGGCTACTCACTAAGGAAATTGCGAAGTACCACAAACACGAAATTTTAGAACGAAAGAAGGGAAACAAAGCTTTGGCCGATACATACGCTCTAAACAAGGCTGAACTGATTAAGTTGGTGAACCAAATTCGTTGAAACACTTCATCCAAGGCTTTCCGAGTCGTTTCCACTCCTCAACGATCACCGTGTGACGACAGGTGAACCTCCCATGGTATCCGGCGCAGGTGCAGGTTAGACCAAATTTGTCCTCCCTCACCTCGTATTCCCCAACTGGCCACTTCCCTCCGAGGAACTTAGCCACCGAATACCGCCATCCATCATCACGGATATAGTATTCAGCGTCGCCGAACATACTTATGGCTCTCTCCTATCGCCAGTGTGCTCCATGACGCACAGCATCAGTTCATCATTCAACTCTTGTAATTGACTGTCGTTAAATTTTGTCAGCTGCTCAGATATATGGTCGGGAAATTCCTCCATTATAAGGTCTAGGAATTCGCGCATGGCCACTTGAAGCCTAGCGATATACTCAGTTTTAGTCATCAGTCCACCTGCCATCCGTCCAAGCGTATCTGATCATACGTCTCGTACTTTATGTGTTCTCCCTTCCCCTCCTCCGTCATTGCTTTAAGCACACGCTCGGTGTCCCAGACATACCCGATGTGCACCGTGTGAGGCATAGAGTACTCTGCTAAGAGAAATCCATGCTGTTCCTCCCCGCCTACCATTCTTTTGAGGGGAAGGACAGGCCACATCGGCCAGTCCAGTGGCTCTGCCATCATATCCACATCAGAAATCATGGTCATTTTCTCCTTCTTCCTGCACCATCTGAGACTCCATGAGCACCCAATAGTGGACCCACGCAGCGCTAGACTGTTTCTTATCCCGCAGCGGGTACACGTTGCCGAGCATGATAGTCACTGCCCTGTGCCACGCGCTGAACATGCTGTCATTCATGGTCTACCCTCCCTTAAGGAATTCTCGCATTGCCGACCATCTACGGATGTAAAACTCCTTCTCAGCCTGCTTGCTGAGGAAGCTGCGGATGTAAAAGATGGAGTGATTCTCTCCCACCAGCAACAGGACGTGGCCAGTGGATGTTGGGATGAGACGGGTCCGGGTTTTCATACCTTCTTTCTTTCCGCCAGCACCCTGAGCTTTTCAGCCAGCTCTTCCATCCGAGCCTTTTTGTCCTTCATTGTGTACACGAGTTCAGTCTTACCACCGTTCTCAGCCAGCCTTCTCCTCTCCTTGGTGTACCCCAACTCCTTCAGGTGGTTGGCCACCATCTTCATGCCCGGAGTGTCTCGCGGGTCAACCCCCAACTTATTGAAGGCGATGTACTCCTTCAGGGTAAACTCAGACTTCATTTCCTTTCTCCTTCTTTCATTGCCCTTCGCAGGCAGATTTCGTGCCAGTAGCCTGACACACCACGGAACACAAACGAGTAAACTCCGCCGCGTTCGCTGTTGGAGCGTTGCTTGCATCCCAAACAAACTCTTACATCTAGCACTGGCTTTTTCATTCTGCTTGCTTCAAGTATTTGGGAATGGTCAGCTTTTTGTTGGCCGCCGCCTGACGCAAGCCTGTCTTGTAGGTGACAGGATGGGGCTGCCCAGCCTCCAGTATGGCGCAGATTTGCCGGAGTTCGACCACATCGTTTATCACTACATCCATTACTATGGGGTAGTGGGCGTGGATCGTAATCTCAGCTTTAAAGTATCTCATACGTAACCCCTGTGTGCAGCTAACCAAGGTAGCCATGCTAGCACAGGAGTAGCAGAATGCCCGCTCTTTTACTCGCGACTCACGTGCCGTTCACACCTTGTATATATGCGCCACTGCGGCACCCCAAAATCACCCCA